ATGAAAAAAACATATTCAGGTAAATGGAAGCCGAAGCATCCTGAGAAATATAATGGCGATGTCGATAAGATACATTATAGATCTTTGTGGGAAAGGAATGCTTTCCGGCATTTAGACGACGCGGCATGGGTTAAGTGGTGGCAAAGTGAGGAGACTGTTATACCATACATCTGCTCAACAGACCGTAAGCCTCATAGATACTTTATTGATCTTACTATACGAACCAAGTCTGGTCGTACGCTGGTGGTTGAAATTAAGCCTCATGCTCAAACCCTACCGCCTAAAAGACAGAAGCTAAATGAAGCATTAAGATTCATGAAGAATACATCTAAGTGGGAATACGCAAGAAAGTATTGTGATGATAGAGGTTATGAGTTCCAGATATGGACCGAGAATGAATTGGAAGCTATGGGTATAAGAACCATGACAGTTGGCTACAAAGTGAGCACAACAAAGACTGGTAAGAGAATATGGAAAACTTTAAGTAAGCGTAAGAAAAAGGTATAAATATAGTTATGAATAAAGAAGAAGAAGGCAAATTAGAAATTTCAGTTAGCATTTTAGGCAATGAGATTATTGGCTTTAAAATGATGGTTGATGATTTCAAAATGAAATGGTTATTGTTAGGTATAGTAGCTCTTGGCGCTATATCATATACAATGACAGCATTCGGTCCGCAACTAATGGAGACTTTTAGTGGCTAGTTTATTTGACAAGTTAGAAGCAGAAGCATTCCGTAAAGGTCTTCAGCAGCGATCTAAAGAAGCATCTGATTGGTTTGCTAACAACGTAGCAAAGCTCGGCAAGATTGGTCCGGGAAAAATGCTAAAAGATGATAGACTAAGAAAGCAGGCTCAGGTTTCTCCAGGTGATATGGTTATGTATACATATAATCCGAAGCTTAAAGCAACGTTGCCATACTACGATACATTCCCATTAGCCATTATTGTTGGTTCGGCTCCTGGTGGATTTCATGCTATTAACTTGCATTACTTACCACCTAAGGTTCGTGCTATCTTTTTAGATAAATTAAATGATACAGCATCTAATCAAAAGTATAATGCAACCACTAGATTGAAGATTACATATGATTTATTAAAAGCGACAAAGAATTATAAGTACTTTAAACCGTGCTTTAAGCATTATTTAACACCCAATGTTACTTCAAGTATTATGAAAGTAAATGCAGCGGAGTGGAATATTGCGATATTTTTACAAACAGCATCATTCAAGAAAGCTAGTGCGAATAAGGTTTGGGCTGATTCAAGGACTAAATACTAATGTCATTACCAGTAAGCATAGATACAATAAAGTCAACGATCAATCGTCGTGGTGGAATAGCACGCGGCAATCGATATGCTGTATACATTACTCATCCTTCTAAAGGAATGAATAGTTTTTTAAAGTTTGATCCTGCCACATTGCTGAGTAATTTAATATCTGGCGATGGTGTCAACATTGGTGATTTTATTAGTGACCCAAGAGATATGTTTTTATTGTGTCAATCAGCAAGTCTTCCTGGTAAACGTATAACTACAACCGAAGCTACGCACAATCACAATAGAACTAAAAAGCCATATTCGATGATGACCGAAGAGGTCTCTATGACATTTTTATTAACAAATGACTATTATGTAAAAAAGTATTTTGATATGTGGCAAAATATGATTATTGATGATTCTGGTGATCATTATAAAACAATGTATAAAAGAGATTATTCAACTGATGTAACAATACAACAGTTATCAACGTCAAATGATTTTGTACCTGGATATTCTATTCAGTTATTAAATGCTTATCCTATTCAAGTTAGTTCTGTGGAATTAAGCAATGGTGGTGATGGTTTATTAGAAGTAAGTGTTACATGGGAATATGATAATTGGAAACCCGTTGGATTGACCGACGGATTCTCAAATCTTGCTGGTGGTTTATTAGAGTCTTTAAAAACCACTATGAGACAAGTAGCAAATGTAGTAAGTTAGAAATTTTAATTTTAAAATAATGGAGAGAGATTGATATGTTGCCAAAAATTGCAACCCCAAAGTATGATATGATTGTGCCTTCAACCGGCAAAAGTATTACATATAGACCCTACGTGGTCAAAGAAGAGAAGATACTGTTAATAGCATTAGAGTCTCAAGATGAAAAACAAATTGAGAAATCAATTTATACAATGATTGAAGCCTGTTTAGATGGCAATATCAAAATAAATGATTTGACTAATTTTGATATTGAATTTATATTTTTAACCCTACGCTCTGTGAGTGTTGGTGAAGGAATTAAATTAAAGATGCTTTGCAGTGAATGCGAAGAACCGAACGATGTAAAAATTGATTTAAATAATTTACAAGTTAAGAACAATGATTTTGATAAAAAAGATCTTCAAATCAAAATCAATGATGAAATAACAATGGATTTGCGCTGGCCTAGTATGGGTGATAGAAGTCTTGATAATAGCACAGGAACAGAAGCTATTATTCATATGGTTGCTAAATCAATTGATACATTATATTATGGCGAAGAAACAATTGCTATGGCCGATACGCCATTTAAAGAAGTGTTAGAGTTTGTTGAAAGTTTAAGTTCAGAACAATTTAACAAATGTATGGAAGTGCTTGTTAAAACACCATATACAGGTTATGATTTAGAATACACATGTCAAAAATGTGGGCATAAAAATGAACGGGAGTTAAAGGGACTAGCTGATTTTTTTCAGTAGCCCTTTCGCATGATTCAGTAGTAGCGCATTATAAAACAAATTTTGCGCTTATGCATCAACATAATTTCCAGCTAGAAGATCTGGATAATATGTTGCCATGGGAAAGGGAGATATATGTCACTCTTTTGACTAGTTGGATAGAAGAACGCAATAGGGAAGATAGTAAATATGGCTAAAGACCAAACAATGTTACTGCAACAAATGGTTGCCGAGTTAAGACAACTCAATAAATCCAGTAAAAAGGATATGATCCGTGAACAGGAGGCACTTTTACGCCAAGAGAAAGCGGCCGCAGTTACAGAAGAAACAGGTAATACTGCGAGCGAAGTGTTATCTGATGGTCAGGACTTTCAACGAAGGTTCATAGCTGGTCGAGCTGGTCAATTATTTGACAAAGGTAAGCTAGGCAAAGAAAATGATGAAGATTCTAAACCTGCTAACAGAGGTTGGCAGAGGCAAACATTTGAGCTTCAAGAAAGATTCGTTAAAGCTTATGAAAGCCGACTAGGCGATCAGCGTGAAAACGAAAGAGAAAAAGATAAAGATACAGAAAACTCTGGCTCAGGCGGAAAAGATAAATCAGGAGATTTTGGTAAATCTAGTTTCTTAGGTAAAGCAGCCAAAGGTGCTGCAGCAATGGGGATGCTTGGCTTAGGCCTTGGTGGTTTCATGAGCGGCCTCATGGTTTGGTCTGGTGTTGAAGCTTTTAGGGGTGAAAATTTTCCTGAGCAAGCTAAGAATCTAAAAGATGGATTTAATCATATAGGTGGTATGGAAACCAAAGCCCTTATTGTAATGGGGTCTATGGTTGCTGCTGGAGGTTTATTCGGTGCCACTCTTGGTGTAGGCAAATCTATAAAGGGCACAATAGGTATGACTGCCGTCGGACTTGGTCTTGGCGGTTTCATGGCTGGATTAATGGCACCTGGAGAACTTACAGATTTTGATGGTGCAACATTCCCAGCATTAGCAGAGAATTTAACAAAAGGATTTAATCATTTAGGGGATATGAACAAAGGTTCACTTATAGCCCTAGGATCATTAGCTACATTAGGTGCAGTCGGTGGACCATTCAAAGCAGGTACTGCGGCAGTAGGTATGGCTGCTGCAGGTGTCGGCCTTGGAGCATTTATGACAGGCATAGCTGCTTCTGGTGATATTACAAAATTCAAAGGTGATCATTTTGCAGCTCAAGCTAAAAATATTGCTGAAGGTTTAGGAGCATTTAGTGACGGTAAATTGGCTGGCTTAACAGCACTTATGATAACGGGTGCTGTACTCGGACCTGCCGGTAGTGCATTGGCTGCTACTGGCATGGGTTTAATTGGCATAGGTATTGGTGCCTTTGTTGGTGGTATAGCTGGTATTGGTGATGTATTAGGTGCAATGGGTGTTGATGGATCTGGCTTAAAAACAATGTTAGATAATATCAGTGGTGGACTTAATGGATTCAATCTCATTGATGGTAAAAACTTTGGCACTCTCGGCAGTGGTATGGCTTCACTGGGTGTAGGTCTTGCCGCTTTATTTGGTGTAAACGGTTTAACTAAAGTTACTAATTTCTTTAGTGCTGGCTGGGAATCACTTAAAGGAATGTTCGGATTTGAAACCGATGATCGCAGCGGATTAGAAAAACTACTTGACGATATTATTAAACCTTTTGAATCTATAGATTTTGCAACTTGGAATACTATTAATGCCAAAGGATTTGGTGATAACTTAGAACATATTTCTAGAGGTTTAAATGCTTGGACTGATACAAAGCCAGGATTATGGGCAGCTATAGGTATTGGCCTCGCGTCATTGTTTACTCCTAATGATCAAGATAAACCTTTTGAAGAAATCATAGCGCTTGGCGAAAAGTCTACAGAGATTGGCAATGCTGCAACTGCAATGGAAAAACTTGCAAGAGCAATGAAGGCCATGACCGCTTTAAATTTCTCTGGTGATGAATTTAAGTTTAGTAAATTTGCACATGATTTAGTTTTAGGTACTCAAGGAATGCAGGTTGCTATGTATGGTGGAACATATGATCCTCCTGGTTGGGCAAAAGAAAATCAAAGTGTCACTATTCGTGCCGGTAGAGGCTTGGCTGATATACCGCCATTACATTTTGAAGCTGCTGGAAAAGGTATTACTATATTGCAAAGAGCGTTAAATAATTGGGATGGTAGTACCGTAAAAGATCCTATGCGTTCTAATGCGCGCAGTCCAAGTAATGCCGCTGGAGGTGCAGGGACAACTACTAATAATATTACTAATTTAACAGTACAAGAAACCGTTACATTTAAACCAATGAGTAAAGAACACTTACGAAATAGATAATGGTACGCCCAACAGGATTCGAACCTGTGACCTACGGCTTAGAAGGCCGTTGTTCTATCCACTGAACTATGGGCGTAAAAAAACCCCTCATAAAGAGGGGTTCGTAGCACTACTAATAACTCTTAAGCTTCCGCTGCTAACTTAGCAAAGTAACTCATCGTATCATCAGTATCAGATTCAACCTTAGCTGCTGGAGCTGTGAAAGCTTCCTGAGTACGATTCTCTTGATCAACCGCAACATCTTCATCCATATGATCAACTTCATTACGTGTCATAAGCTCTTCACCTAACACTCGAGTCAACTTAAGATTAAGTTCACTGTAAGATTTAAATGTAGATACATCAGTAAACTCTTTAAGAGAATACTGTTTGTTGTATGCAGCTTCCATAACTGAATCATCTGTATTCAATGCTTCAACAGCACCAAAGGCTGAACGATCATAGTTACGAAAACCTGCTACTTGAGAGATCTTCATTTTAAAGTTAGAACCTTTCCATAAATCGAATGGATTCACCGGAGATTCATCTTCATACTTAGGTTGCATAGAGTCCATGATCTTCTCAAAGATCTTAGCACCGTAAGTATATAACATTACCTTACCTTCGTTCTCACGATTTTCAGGATCAGAAACTACATAGATGTTTGACACATAGTGTAAACGACGCTTACGTCTACGAGCCGTATCTTTATCAGCTTCAATACCGGTATTCCACAGTTTTGAATTCATTTCAGATACAGGATCATCCTTATTAATTGTAGTAAG